ATACATTTTTTAATACCTCATCTCTAAGTAGTTTAAGTCTACGTAATTGATATACAGCACCTTGTGCTCTATGCATTGCAATAGCATTGTCTGATTGTTCCATTAATCTATGTTGTTGATCTATTAAAGTATCTAAATACTTTTCAAAGTTATCCCACTGGGAGTGGTTGCTGACCAACCCCTTGAGCTTGTTGAGGTGCTCCCTGTCCTGCATTTCCACTAAATCCTTGTTCTTGTGGTGTTGGTGCTTGGCCTACGCCCATGTTTCCACCACCTGCCCCTGTTGGGTCCATTGGGTTAGCCCCTGCAGGAGCACCCTGTTCTGCTTGCTGTTCTTGTTGAAACTGTTTCATAAGTTCAGCTTGTATAGCAGCGTCATTCATATTGTTAGTAACTTTGTCGGGGTCAAGATCAAGAGACTTTGCAATCTCACGAATAATATATTGAAACTTAGCAAACGGTGCAAGTGCAGGGTTAGATGATACTTGCAAGAATTGCATAAGCCTTTGGCTACGTACTTCGTTAGCCATAAGAGATTCTGTTCCACGTGCCTTAACTTCTAGATCACCTTTTATTTCAGGGTCAAAGTCAAACTGCATGTTAAATCTAAACAGCCCCTCTCCTAATGGACGTAATAAATAATCGTCTACATTCTTAATAACATTTTTGATTGTGCCACTAGCTGCACCCATTAGCATACTAATACCACTGGCAGTTCTACCTACACCCATGACACCTGTCTGCCCATGAGCAAAAGAAGGAAAGCCTGTAGATTCGTCAGCTAGTACTCGTGCCTTGTCAAATAGCTGTAGGTTCTCACCTGCAACGTTTGGAAACTTAGTACCAAAGATAGCTTGCCCTGGAGCACCACCTTGTCTCCTAAATACTTTCCCTGGATATACTGATAAGTCTTGGCCTGGAACTAAGTTAGTTTCATCTACCTCTATCAACAAGTTGCCTGACAATACAGCATTATCAACAGCCATACGCATAAAACCATTCATAAGTGTTTGTGTATCGTCCATGTTTTCAGCGATACCTACACCAAAGAATGAGTATGGGTTTAATTCATATGGTGCAGCCATGTACGGAATACGTGCAGGTTTAAATGGATTAAGAACCATACGTAACAGCTTACCATTACAAATCCAAATATTTGCCTGTAGTTCATCCATATCAGAAAGTTCGCTAGGTATATCTACACCTTGCTCTTCAAGCATTTCAACGTCACACATTCCCCAATACTCAAGTACCTCAAATCTTTCGATACCGTGTTCTGGTGCATAGTCAGCTAGATCGTCTTCCCAGTATTCTTTATCGTAGTTTTCACCAAGAGATATAGCTTCGTCAATAACTGTTGAACGAAAGTATGGACGTTTCTTTAGATTACGCATTTGTGAACGAGACAGTTTATGTCGTTCTAATACATACTGTGCTTCCTCTATACTATTAGAATCTGGATCAGGGTAAAAATTCCACACAGATACATGTGATACCTGTGGTATTGTTTTAAATGTAGGTGAGTATTCTCCTGTATCGTCATCCCAACTAGGATACTCTTTATCTACAGCAAATGGTCCTTTCATTACACCAGTGCCAAACAGTGCCATTTCAAATGCAGTACTTCGTAAATGTTTAGATGCTGCAGACTCGTCAAGCTGATCTTGTATTTTCTTTTGCATTTTCTTTGCTGCAATCATGGCAGGACTAAATGTAACTGCAGTAGGTGTACCACCCACACCTTCTTTAACACCGTCAATAGAATCTAATTTTTCTGCTAGTTCAGGATTGAGTAACTCTTCTAGCGTTTTAGCTGTAGCACCTTTAGGTATTTCCCTACCGTCACCTGCAAAACCATAAGGCGATACTGGGTCTTTCTTTTTATCTTCTTGTAATTCTTTAGGAAGAGCAGGATCAAAAGAGACATTTTCAACTACACCTTCTGGAAGTTCTGTAGGATCAACCGTTAACGGAAAATTATTTTTTGCAAACAGTACATCAACAATCTGCCCATAAGCTGCAAGTGTTTTAGTTTTAGTTACCTTAATAAATACACGAGACTTTTCTGCCTCAGTAAACTGAACGTCAGGTCCATATATACCACGATAATTTCTGTACGCTTTTAACCAACGCTCTTCATCCTGCCTACGATAATCCTCTGCACGATGATAACGTTCCATAATAAATGGAATTATCTTGGATGTATCTGCATCTTCTTCTACTGAGTTATCTGTATCTTCAAGAACTACAGCATCGTCCTCAATAAATACTTCGTTATCTTCTGCCATTTATTTTTCCTTAATAACCAAATGTTGCGTCTGCTACTCGCATACCCATTGACGTTGTTCCATGTGGATCATAATCAAATATACTAAATCTTGGTCTGGACATTATACCATATCTTAACGCATCATACAAGTGGTCTTCTGCATGTGTGTCCACATCTTCTGGATTTTTTTTATCTAAAGGTATTGCAGGTAATTGTGATATTGTTTCTGTGCAGGTATTAAAAAATACTAATCTAGGGTTTTCTGTAAATTCATCTACCTGTAAACGCCTATGTATTTCATTCTTACCTGCTACACGAGAACCTTTTGATCTATCTGAAGGACGCCATCTACATCCTCTAGTTATCATCTGCTCCGCAAGGCTTGGACCTGTATCGCCACGCTTATGCCATAAAGAGCTATCCAATACTCCATACTTAATATTTCCATCTTCTGCTTCTAGATTAAGAACCATGTCAGCTAAATCTGTAGCTAGTACTTTACTGACGTACAGTTCTCTATATACCACAAGTTGCTCATCAGGCGCAACGGCAAACCACAACACACCACTATAAGAACCATAACCATAATCACATGCTCTAAACTTAACCCAATTACTTGGTATCTTAAATGGTTCGACTACATGTATCTTTCTGTCAAACTCTGTAAAGGCTGCACCTTCTTTTATATCCCAGTCACCCTCTAGTAGTTGCCTACGTTGTTGTTCTGGTAGTGACAGTAGCATTGCTTCGTAGTCACCCTGTGTAGCCAAGTATGGATTGTCAGATAATCGTGCAGGTATAAACCTACGTTTGAATAATGCCTTACCTGCTTTAGCATGACCTGCAGGATATTTGAGAACCTCTCCTGTTTCCAAGTCTCGTGCTTCAAATGATTTACCTGCAGGCGCAGGATCAATAAACATTTTCTTTACCCAGTGATGCCCTCTACCTCCTGGGTTAGTGGTAGCTCTCATGTACACTGGTAAGTCGGTTGCAGTGGACCGTAGACGAGAACGCATGTAATTCCATGCGAATGGTGAGGGCCATTGTGTTAACTCGTCAAAGCCTATCCAACTAAACGCTAGACCTTGGTAGCGCAGGACGTCATCTTCCCTGTCTAGGTAGGACATCCACAACCTCGCTCCAGAGGGCGCAGTCCACTGCATCTTTCGTTCAGACCACTTAATACCTTTCCAAATCTTAGGGTACATTTCCTGTGATTTAAATATAAGTTCCCTAAGTTCTTCTGTGGTATGCCGTAGTAGTAGCCCTGAAAATTCAGGATGACCCATATACCTTAAAGGGTCTGCCAACATAGCATAGCTTTTGCCACCACCTGCAGAACCGCCATATAAAACTTCTCGTTCACCTGCAGCTAGAAAGTCTGTCTGTGGACCTTCATTAGGTTTGAAAATAACGTTGTGTTGTTCCTCAACAGGAATCTCCTCAACGATACTAACTGGCTTTGGGGTAGCTTTCTTCTTCGTAGGCTTTTGCACCGATGCGTTTGTTTTCAATTTCTTCCGCTTTGGCGATTGCCTTTTTCGCATATTCTGCCCATCTGCGTAGGCTTCCAACTTTGTTTTTTCTTCTTCGCTCATTGTCCAACCGTTTCTTGAGTCCTACGTGAGATATAGATCGACCTGTATTTCTAGATAGCCAGTTCGCTACCTCACGATATGAATATTGTTTTAGATACCTTTTTGCCTCTTCAAGCATGTCAAGTTCATTTTCAACAGGTTGAAGTATATCGGGGTCATCCTTATCTAGTTCATATCCGAATGGTATTGTTCTTGATATGCGTGGAATAGAAATCCATTCGTTGTCTTCTTTTATGTCGGTTGGTTGGGGTAACTTCCACTTTTGTAGAGGTTTAGTCATCATTATCCATTTGTTTAGGTGGCATTAGCATTACACCACCCTTTGCTTCTACTTGCATCTTTTCTGTTTTAACTAGACCTGTGCGATCAAGTAGTTCTTTGGCAGCTTGCATCTTGTCACGAATACCTAACTCAGTAGGATCGTACAATGCACCCACCATAGACATTGCAGCTTTAGGTGCATTACGTGCCATATAAGTCTGCGTTGCGTCTAGTATTTCTTCTTTAAGTGACTTCACTACTTCAGCAGACGATGTAGCGTCAGAGTATCCTGCAAGTTTCTTTGCAGTTACAATGTCTCCACCTGCCTCGTCAAACAGTACAGCTAATAGCTTCTGTTGTTTTTCTGTTAGTGCTCGTGTCATAGTTTTTGTCTTCCAAATAATAATAGTACAAAGTTAAATATACCTCTGCCCATTTCTGTAGGTGTTGGTAATAACCATCCTAGTAATAATAGGATCATTACCCAAGGTGGTATGTTTTGAATGTTTAGTTTTTCAACCATACCTGTCTCTACTTCTTTTAAAACTTCTGTAGTTATTACATCTCTACCTGCTGTAGTTTCTTCTGTTTGTTCTACGCTTACAGCAGCTTGTCTATTCTCTGCACCTATTTGTGCGTTAGAATTTACTGTAGGACCGTCTGATCCTCCTAGCGGTAGCAGAGTACTCAAACCACAACCAGATAAAAATAGAACGAGTATTAACCATCTCACCATATTACTCCTGTTTATCTGCTTTATTAAAGCAATCAAACTGCAAACCTAAGTATTCGTTTTCTTCATACTTTTCCCAGTTTGCTTTCTGAGCAATTATCTGACATTGTTGCTCAGTAAATAATTCTTGCATAATATATTGATTACCTGTGTAGACCCACTCTTCACCAGTGTTACCCCACATGCTTATTACTAATACAAACTCTTTCATTACATTAACTCAAAGTGTGGTGCATCAATAAATGGCCTACGTCCTTGTGATCTACGTAAATCTACATATGCCATCATAGCGTCCTCTGATGATCCTTCATATGTACGAATGTCACCTTCACTCCATGCTGCACCCCATTTAATAGCGCAGCCTACTTCTTCGGCTGCTTGTTTAAAGGCGTCACATATATCGTCATATACATTTAATTCCCATGATACATCTGGTCCTATATAAGCCACTACATCTACCGCATGACTAAAGCCATCATCCTGTAGTAAATGTTTACTAGCCATTGTTTGTGATCGTCCTGCAGCTACGTTAGCTTTCTGTTCCTCTAAGGTTCGTACACCTTGTGTAACTCCAAAGTCTACCTCTGTTAGTTGTATAGCTCTTTCAACTACTGCTGTCATATCTGGATGTACACCCTCAAGTTTATCCATTGATCTTTGACTTAATCTAAAACTCATCTCATATCCTTTTTCATTGCTACTTTATTGCCCATTGGTTTTCCTGCCATGTAAGCTGTAGCTCCCATATAGGCTGCTACCACACCTGTCTGTGCAATATAAAATAACCCAAGCAAATCTGCTAGGGCTTCAACTCTTGTGTCTGTCATCAACGGAGTAAATAGAATAACTGTAAATACAATCATCATTCCCATTGCCACCCACGCCATAAACTTTTGTGACTCAGCTTTTTCTTCACGTAGCTCAACCTCAAGCATACGTTCCTTCATTGCTATTTCTTCTGGTGTAATTTTACCATCACCGTCTACATCAAAATCTATTACCAATCATGTTCTCCTGTAACGTTTAGAAGTTTGGGCTGCAGATTTAGGTTGTTTTGAAAATTGTTTACCTGCTGCTTTATCTTTTCTTTTTTTAGCACTACTTGCCGCATACTGAGAACTAGACATAGCCTTTATTGCAGCCTCGGGCAGGTATCGTTCACCAGTAGCTTTTGGTCCTTGCGTAGAAGGTTTACCGCTTTTAGTTCTCCACTTTTGTTTTGTCCAACTGTCGAGACTTCTTTGTGATGCTGCTTTAGCCATTTATTATCCATGCTATTAAAATAATTGCACCTATTCCTGAAACTAACAACAAACCTGTTACACCCCAAGTTATAATTGCTTCAATCATTTCGGCTTTACGGTACTCTTGATCTTTCTTTTGTTTACGTATTCTACCTTCGGTAGCTACAAGTTCATCCCATGCAGATGGACCCATACTAAAACTAATCCAGTCTTTAAGTTCTTGCCGCATTGCTTCAGCTTTCTTTTTAGCTGTAAATATTTCTAATGCTTCAGCTTCAACAGAACCCCCATTGAGTGCTTTCCACCAAGGAGGGTTCTTGTTTTTTTGTTCCATAAAAGACAGGTCACTCATAGCACCTGCCCATTGTGTTAGCTGCCCAGACATATCCTGTAGGTCTTTACCTACCTGAAATCCTTTCTTGAGAGCGTTAAATGCTACAGTAGCTCCACCTATAATTGTAACTGGGTCCATCGTAGCCTCTAATTTTTGTAGCCGCCCCCTGCAGCTTTATATGCTTTTGCAAGCATTTGAGCTTTACGTGCAGACCATTGACCTGCACCGCCACCTTTACTTCCTGCTTTTATTCTATTGAATATACGTTTACGTTTTTC